GCCCAGCGCATCGAACAACTCCACCGCCTGGACCCAGGCGGTGGCCAGCCGGTCACCCTGGAACAGGTCGTTCCCGTACGCCCAGCCGGGCCCCTCCAGTTCCCTCAGGGCGCCCACCAGGGCCTCGTCCCAGCCGGCGGTCACCGGGAGGTGGTCGTCGCCCATCGACGCCAACCAACGCACGTCCGGCGCGGTCGAGGCGACATACTCCGCGAGTTCGTTCGTCCACCGCCCGAGTGTCTGCCGCGGACCGACGATGTTCCAGACCCGGCCGGTGGCGGCGCCGGCCTCGAACGTGTCGAGGAGGTCCACGTACTCCGGGAGGGCCGGATCGTCCTCGTCCAGGCCGATAACGATCCGGGTGTCCAGGTGCGACTTCGCGACCACGGCCTGGACGAGGCGGGCCAGCTGGGCCGGCCGGCCGCGGGTCGGGACGAGGATCGCCAGGTCCGTCATCGCGCGTCCTCCGCGGGCGTGTCGACACGGACCCACCAGCCGGCCGGGTGGTGGCTGATCGGCCGGGACCGCTCCACGGCCAGGTCCCGGGACCACTCCGGGTTCCCGGCCAGGAGGAGGGAGATCGGGGTCAGCGGCGAACCCTTCTGGCCGGGGATGTGTCGGTCCCGGAGGGTGTCGGAGGCGTACCCGAAAATCCCGTCCTCCACGACCAGGTAGCAGCCCAGCGACACGAGGCCGCCATAGAGCGCGATCTCCTCCCCCACGTGCTGCGAGGAGTGGTCGGAGTCGAGGATCACCATACAGCGCCGGCCATCGACGAGGGTCCTCACAAACTCCACGATGTTCGGGGCGGTCGAGTCGCCGGTGACGTACGACAGCGCCGGATCGTAGTACTCCTTCTGCAGGGCCTCCGGGTCGATGTCCACCGTGATGACGTCCGGGCCCTGCGCGTGCAGCCACGCGGCGGACGCCCCGGTCCTGGTCCCGGTCTCGACGATGACCTCCGGCTGGGTCGCGGCGATGATCCCCGCGTACCGCTCCAGGTCCTCCGCCAGCTTCAGCATCCCGTCCGGGCGGACGTGGTCCTCCCGGGCCAGGGACGCCAGCGACGACGGGATGTCGACGGCCGTGGGGAGGTTGTCGGGGACGCCCTGGGCGGCCTGCTCGATCAGCGGGACAGCGGACTGGAGGAGGTACGCGTCCTCACCCAGCCAGATCTCCTTCTGGTGGGTGGTCTTCACGCCGGTGTGCACGTGGACCGGGAAGCCGAGCATCAGGGCACGGGCGCAGAACGCCAGGTCCTCCCCGATGATGTCGCCGTCCCCGTCGTAGGCTTCCTTGTACCAGCAGCCGTCCCCCATCTCCCGGGCCATGCGTTCGAAGACGGAGCGGTGGATGAGGACGAACGCGCCGCCGGTCCCCGCAACCTGGGTCACGGTGTTGTCCTCGTACGGGCCCCAGAAACAGAACGTCTGTGACCCGTTCGTGGTCTTCTCCCCCAGCCCGTACATCGTCGGCATGTAGGTTTGGCGGTAGCCGTTCGCGCCGTCCGCCTCCTGCATGTAGGTGGCGAAGCACAGGCCCCCGACGATCGGGTGTGTCTGCGGGTCCGCGGCCTCCAGCAGGCGGTGGATCGCGTCGGGCTCCCAGCCCATGTCCGCGTCGATCCACATCAGCCATTCGTGCGGGGTCTTCTCCAGGAACAGCTTCACCCCGAAGTTGCGGGACTGGACGATGCGGCCCGACGTCGACCGCAGGTTCAGCGGGTCCTCCGCCAGTACCCGCCAGCTGGGGATGTCGTCGCCGTAGCGGTTCCGGTCGTACTGCCACGACCGGCGCAGGGACTCCGCGAAGGAGTGCGCCACGTTCGGGCCGTGGAGGTAGGCGATCTGCACCATCCCGTTACCGGCGGGGACCGGCTGGGCGGTGTCGTTCGGGTCGGTGGTGGTGTCCGGGTCGGTCACGATGTTTCTCCTTAGCCGGGTTGGATACGGGGCGGCCCGGCCACCTCGCCGTGGGTCGAGGTGGCCGGGCCGGTGTACTCAGCGGGCGAACCCACGGTAATCCCGCGCTGACGGCGGGCGGCCCCGACGGGGACGGGGGCCGCGCGCCTAACCAGGAGACTACAGGTCACGAACCGGAGTAGGTGACCTTCGTGATGGCCTTCGGGCGGCGGGCGCCCGACACCGCCTCGTAGCCCCAGACACCGATCCGGATCAGGGCCGGGCCGGCCGGCTCGTCGAAGCGGAACTGGAGCGGCGGGGACACGGAGAACAGGACCTCGTCGCCGTTGCCGATGAACCCGGTCGACGCCGCGATGGACGGCGAGGTGACGAACGGCTGGCCCTCCAGTTCGCCCTGGATCGCGCGGGCGAAGTTGCTGTTCGCGTCGCCGAGGCCCAGCGCGTTCTGGGGGCTGTACCGCTGGGCGGAGATCAGCGGGCGGCCCGTGGTGTCCTGCATCAACAGGTAGGTGATCCACCGGCTGTTCCGGCCGGCGATGAACGTCGCGTCGCCGGCGTTGTTGTCGGAGATCGCGGCGATGCCGTTCAGGAGGCCGGTCCGCTGGAGGAGGATGTCGGAGGTCGTGGCGGCGCCGGCGGACACCGTGACGGTGTTGACGCCGGACAGGCCGTTCAGGTGCGCCACGACTTCGATTTCCACGTTGTCGTAGAAGTTCCCCACCATGTCGCCCCAGACGATGGCGTCCACGGCCGGGTTCGAAGCCTCCAGCATCTGCCGGGAGATCTCCGAGTAGCCCATGATGGCCTTCGGGGTGACCGTGACCGTCTGGTACGTCGGGTCCGTCTCGGTGGTGTTGACACCCTCGGCGGTGGACGACGTCTGGGCGCCGGTGACCGCGATCGGGATCGTCCACGCGAACGGGCCCGCCCACGGCACCTGGCGCAACTGGAGGGCCACGCGGAGCCGCTTGTGGAGGATCGGCGCGAACTGCGACGCCAGCCACACCGGCGGGACGAGGCCCGCGCCGGCCGTGGTCGCGCCGGCGCCGAGGACGTCACGCAGCTGGATCAGCTGTGTCGTCTGCGGGTTGTCGAGGGCGGCCCGGACGTGCTGGGTCACGGACGCCAGCCGCTGAGCGGCCTCGATGTTGCCCTGGGTGTCGCGGAGGTAGACGTCCGCGAGGAAGGAGTGGGAACCGCCGGCGCGCCGGTAGTGGCCCGGGTCGCGGTCCGCGGTCATCGCCCCGCCGGCCTGGCCGCCCAGCGGGGCGCCGCCCTGGGGGACGCCGGCGCCGGCCGGGACACCGCCGGGGACACCGCCGCCGAACCCGCCGCCGTGGCCGTTCCCGCGCATCGCGGCGTCGACCTCCGCGGCCTGGCGCCGCTGCTCCGCGTTGCGCAGTTCCACGGCGGAGATGACGTCGATCTCCGCGCGCAACGCCTCCTGCTGGGTGTTCATGTTCCCGATGGAGCGCATCTCCTCCGGGGTGCACTGCCGCCCCTCGGCGGACGCCCGGTTCTGGATGCCCTCGATGACCCGGGTCAGGTTGTCGTACTGCTGGCGGAGGTTGACCAGGTACGGGTTCGTGATCGCCGTGTCCGTGGTCGGGTCGCCGCCGGCGGCGAGTCGGATGGGACGGCCGTCCCGGCGCCAGCCGATGATCTCACCGGGGCGTGGGCGGCGGACGCTGTTCCGCATGGGGTCCTCTTCCCTCTGGAACGTACGGGGGAACCGGATGTCCCGTGCCTGGGGGGTGAGAACGGGAGGTGTCCCGCCGATGTGGCGGGGGTGTTCCGTCGGCCCTTGTCACCGGGGGTCCTGGTGCGCCCCCGGTCCGGGCCTCGCCTGAGGCGAACCGTCCCGAGGACGCACCGACCACCGTAGCAGCGACCCGCCGACGGTGTACATCAGTTCCCGCGGCCCATACCCGCCTGGATCATGCGGAGTTTCGTGTCGATGTCGTCGAGGGGGGCGACCTTCCCGCCGGCCTCCAGGAACGCCCGCCCGCGCTCGATCGCGGCCCGGTCCGCGTCGGAGAACCCTGCCAGGGGGTCCGGCCCGTCGGTCGGCGCCGCGCCCAGGTCGGCCTGGCGGACGCCGGCGACGACCGCCTCCCGGCCGTAGGCGCCCTCCAGGACCACCGCGACCTCCCGCAGGTCCGCGCGGTGGTAGACGCGGACGCCGTCCTCCCGCATCCGGGTCTGGCCGGGGACCTCGACGAACCCGATCGACCATTCGTCCAGGGCGCCGTCCTCCAGGAGGGCCAGCGTCTCGTCCCCGCGGGGGGTCCTCGACACCCGGAACTCCGTGTACAGGCCGGCGGGTTCCTCGCGGAGCAGGGCGGCGGCGCCGATCAGCTCCCCGCCCAGCGGCAGATGCCCGCGGGCGAACTTGACCCGGCCGGGCCGGTCCACCTGGTGGCCGTACGCACCCCGCATGAACATCTCTGTCAACCGGTCGTTGATCCTGGTCGGCCTGTTGTAGGGGACCGCGATCCCGTAGACGGTCCGCCCGTCGCCACCCTGGGCGGCGGTCCGGAGCGACAGGTCCGGGCTCACGGTGTGGTAGACGACGGGCAGAGGCATCAGACCGGCTCCCCCTCCGCATTCGCGGCGTCGATGTGCTTCTGGGTCTGGCCCGGCTGGCGTTGCCGGCCGGCGTTGTCGAAGTGCAGGGCGTGACGGGAACACACCACGGTCCCCGGGACGGCGGCGCCGACGTGCGGCCCCCACTTCTTCGTGTCGACGACGCACGCTTGCCGGGACACGCCACCCGGCCCGACCTCGGGCCCGGGGGAGTCGACGATGACGGCGCCTCCCTCGACCGCCGCGACGGTCCGCGGCCCGCCCTCCGTTGCCGGCGCACCGGTCTCCGGCTTCGGGGGGAGGCCCTGGGCCTTGATCTGGGCGTCCAGCTCCGGGTCGAACGTCACCTCCGCCGGCGGCGCCGACTCGTCCGGCTGGTCCGCGGGGGGCTGGTCCGCGGGGCGCTGCGCCGGCGGCGGGGGCTGCTCCGCCTTCGCCGCGGCGGACTTCCCCGCCGTCGACCTCGTGTTTCCGGCCATCTCATGCTCCTTCGCTCTGCTGGGCCGGGGGCATCATGCCGCCCGACGGGAGGGCCTGGGTCGGATTTCCGACGACCGCGGTTGCCTGGATCGGGGGGAGCGGCGCCGGTGGCGGCGGGGGCATCGGGGGAAGGTGCTCCTTCTGCCGGACCTCGTCGACCTCCAGGAACTTCTGGGCGAGGCCGATCGCGTACGCCTGGTAGCGGGTCAGGGTGTCGGCGCGGAGGACGAAGTCCATGTTCCCCCGTACCGATGTGCCGCGGGGGAAGCACAGGGAGAGGACCTGTTCGAACGCGGTCACGCCCTCGCCCAGCGTGAACTTCAACAGGTTCACCGCGTCCTGTTCGATGTTCGAATACTGGCGGGCGGACGTCATCCCGCCCAGCCACCCGACGGGGAGGCCGAAGATCAGTTCCAGCTCCCCCAGGGTCATCTGGCGGGACTGGACCAGTTGCAGCTTCTCCGGGTCCCAGGCCAGGGGCTGGAACTTCGACAGGTCGTTCAGGACCGCGATCCCGCCGCCGGCCGTCTGCGCCATCCACTTCCCGCGGTACGCCGCCGCTTCAGCATCCGTCATCTCGTCGTCCTCGACGGTCAGGACACCGGTCGGGACGCCATGGTTCGCGATCTTCGACGCCTGGGTTTGGATGTCCTTCGCCAGGGTCAGGGCCTCCCACTGGGCCTCCAGGACACCCATCCCGCGAAGCTCTCCCGGCGCCGCCGGACCCTTCACATGGAACATCCGCTCAGCGGGGAACCTGAGTTCGCCCACCGCGTACTCGACCGTCCCGACGGGGAACGGGCTGATGTCGCCGTTCCCGACCCGGCGTACGGAGACGTTCATGGCGTTCAGCGGCAGAATCGCCGTGGGCCAGCCGGCCGCGTTGTACTGGGTTTTGATCCCGACGGCGTTCCCGTGCCAGATGTAGTCCAGCCACCAGCCGCGGAACGACGTCATCCGCGTGTCCGGCGGGTTCGGCTGGTCCAGGATCAGCGGCGTCGGGGTCAGCTTCTCCATGTCCTTGTCGGCATAGTTGGAGAACGCATCCCACGGGATCTGACCGCCGAGGCCGGCGAGGAGGTTCGCGGCCCGCCACGCGCCGGGGATGCCCATACCGCCCTGGTAGTGGTTGGCCGTCGCGAACCGCGGCGCGATCCCGCCGTCAATGAAGAACGTCTGTGTCGCCCCCGTCGCGGTGTCCGTCGCCGTGATCGTCGTCCCGGACCCGCCGATGCCGCGGTCATGCCGGGCCGGGTCGCGGCCCGCGGCCAACCGGGTGACTAGCTTCCCCAGCCCCATCCCCTACTCCTCCGTCAGCATCACAGGATGTCGGCTTCCCGGAGTGCGAACACGACGACTCCGATCACGCCGGTGACCAACAGGGTAACGCCCAGGCCCGCCACCTGATACAGACCGACGTCGCCCATCGCCGCCATGGCCAGCTGGCCCAGGAGATTCCCCGACGGGACCCGCTTCAGCCGGAACCCGGGGATGCGGGGCCGCTTCGGCCGCGGTTCACTGCCGGGGTACGGCGCGGACAGGCCCGGGTCCGGGTCGGTGTTCACGACCGGGCCGCCCGGCCGATACTGGGGGATGTACTGGGTGGGGTCGTCTACCTGTGTGGTGGTCATGGTGTCCATCCTCTCAGCCCACGAAGGGCTTCCGCTTCCGCCCGCCGACCGGGCCGGCGATGTCATAGGCCAGCATGGCGCCGATCCCGGAGTACAGGGCACCGAGGCCGAACGGTGATCCGCGCTTGACGAACGTGAACGCGCCGCCGCCTAGGTCGAGGCGGTCCGCCGCGGCGACGGAATCGTTCAGCTCCGCCTGGTCGAGGTGGTACACCCGAACCCCCACATCGGTTTTGGAGTTCACCTCCTGGCCGGTCGCGTCGTAGAACCGGCCACACGCCGCCGCCCAGTCCCCGGCGGTCGGGGTGAGGAACTTCGTCCGCCGCTTCTCCAGCTGGGCCTTCATGGACCGCAGGGACCCGGCCTGGCGCCGGCCGTCGACCGCGACCCCGTAGGCGTGCTGCGCGCGAGAGACGTCCTCAACGACCCGCTCCACCCAGTCCACGTCCGTGCGGTCCAGCGGGATCAGGTTACCGGGTTCGATCAGCTCCAGGTGCCAATGCCCGTCGGCGCGCCGGCCGGCGGCGGACACCCACGCGCGCCGCCGGTCCTCGGAGATCTCGACCCCGATCCCCGGCCGGCCCTCCATCTCCGACATCGGATCGTGGAGGGCCCCCCACGTCGCCTCTTTGATCAGGTGCCACCGGGTGGTCCGCGACTTGTCAGCGATGCCCAGGTATTCCGCGAGGAAGTCCGCGAGGCCCATCCCGCCGCCGGCGTCGGCGGCCACCGCGTCCGGGGAGATCCCGTGCCCCAGGTTCGGCATACAGCCGGCCCACGTCCGCGGGTCGAACGGGTCCAGCCGGCCATCCTCGTACGCCTCGTCGTCCGCGGCGTACTCGACGTAGAACATCCCCGATGTGACGCCGGCGCGGACCCGGGCCCGGCCGACGTCGCGGAGGTCCTTCAGGTACGCCCACGCCTTCCCCTCCAGCCGGGTCGGACCGGGGATCATCGACATGGACCACAGCTGGCGAAGGTCCCGCGTCAGCATCGCGGGACGCATGCCCAGGGCGGCGCGGGCCGTCTGGTGCGACCACGCCTCGTCGACCAGCGCCATGTCCAGGGTGTCACCGGTACCGGCGGTCTTCCCTGTCGTCGCCCCGGGGGAGTACTGCGACCCGTTCGCGAAGAACATCGCCTCCGACTGTTTCGACAGCTGGGCGCCGCCGTACTCATCCGCCGGGTTCTCCATGTGCTGCTTGATCCCCGGCGCCCGGACCATCCGGACCAGGTGGTTACGCCGCCACCGCAACCGGGCCGCATCCGCCGTCTGCGCCGTGTACAGGATCTGCTGGCCGTCGATCATCGGGTCGAGTACCTTCGCCCCCCGGTACCGCTGATGGAACGCCGGGACCGCGATCGCCCGGTGGGAGATGATCGGGAGGATCAGTTCCGACTTCCCCTGTTGCCGCATCGCGATGACGACCACGGTGTCATAGGCGAACCGGCCCGTGTCCCCATCGACCTCCAGGGCGCCGTCCGCGACATACCGTTGCCACGCCCGGTACGGCTTACCCATCCGCGTCGACACCTCGAACGCGCCGGCGCCGAGCGTCTGCCGGTCCGGGCGGCGCGGCGTCCCGTACAACGGCCACACCGCGCCGGTGTACGCGTCGCGCCAGTCAGTCAGCGTCTTCATCCTGCTCCAACTCCCCACCCGTCCGCGCGATCACCACCAGGCAGTGACCGACGAACGGACAGTCCACCGCGGCGACACACCGGTCCGCATGCCAGCATCCCGACCCATACCCGCACGATGAACAGGGGTCCCCGTCGTGCTCATGCAGAAGAGACATCACGATGGCCTCGACAGGTCCGCGACGTCGTCCTCCGCGGCGTCCGCCGTCCCGGCCTCCGTCGAGGCCCGCGCGATCGCCGCCATCGTCTGCCGAAGCTCGATGTTCGCCTTCACCACCGCCGACAGCTGGGCCGCCGTCTCCGCAGTCTCCGCGTACGAATCGATAGCCCGCGCGATCACCACCGCCGACGAGGCCAGGAACCGCGACGCCGGAGGAATCGACAACGACCCCAAAGCCTCACGGATCGACGCCTCAACCTCACCAACCGGACGAGGACCGGCCGATACCGCCGCATCCTCAGCGATCGGCGCCGACCCCGCCGGATCATCCTCCCATCCGCGCAACTTCGCCTCCCAGAGCTCTAAAAGTGGCAGTCACTGCATTTTTGCAGAGCGCGCATATAAAGAG